TTTTCTGCATGGGCGACGGTGGAACAGAAGACCACGGTCGGCCGCTCGCTCGCCTTTTCCTGCCAATGCCGGACCACTTCGTCAGTCACCGGCGCACGGTTCATGATCTGCGCGACCTCGGTCATATCGTAGTCGGCGGCTGTCTTGCGCACGGCGCGCAACTGTTCCTGGACGCCGACGTCGATGATGAAGGTGCGCGGCGGCACCAGATGGCCCGAGGCGATCAACTCGCTCAGGCGGACCTGATCGCCGACATTGTCGAAGATCTCGCGCAGCCCCTTGCGATCGCCCCGGTTCGGCGTGGCGGTGACGCCGAAGATCTTGCAGGCGGGGTTGGCACCCCGGACATGGTCGATGATCCGGCGATAGCTGTCGGCCACCGCGTGATGCGCCTCGTCGATGACCAGCAGGTCGAGCGCGGGCATCGCTACCAGATTGGCGGGCCGGGTCAGCGTGGGCACCATGGCGAAAGTCGCCCTACCGGCCCAGCTTTTGGTCTCGGCATCGAAGACCGAGGTGGAGATGTCAGGCGCGACCCTGCCGAACTTGGTCCGGTTCTGTGCGGTCAACTCGTCGCGATGCGCAAGGATGCAGGCCTTGGCGTCGCTCCCTTCGAGGGACTTCGCGACGACCGCCGACAGGGCGATCGTCTTGCCAAACCCCGTCGAGGCGATGCTGAGGGTGTTGCCGTGATCGCAGAGAGCAGCAAGGCTGCGCTCCACGAACAGGTTTTGACGGGGGCGAAGGCGCATGGATCAGACCCTCACTGCGCCCAGGACGGCCGACCGGGCACGCCCGCCGACAGCTGCGGTGTCGCGGCAGGTTGCTGGACGGCTGCGGCGGCGGGTTGCCCCGCGAAGGACGGCGCCAGCCCCATGTTCTGGGCGTAATCGCGGTGGTCCGGCGTCACCGCGCTGCGGATCTCGTTCTTGTCGTCGCCGCTGGCATCAGTGCCGACGTCGATCCGGGCCAGGAATTCGATCCCGTCGAGATCCTTGAGCCCGTTGATCCGGCGCGCGGACTGCGCCTGCGGCGACTGATCCTTGTCGGAAATCCCGCGCGCCGAGTTCAGCATGCCACGCACGAGGCTGCGGCCCATGTTCGCCCAGTCCGGGCCTTTGGGGCTGTAAAGCCCGATCAGGGTGAAGATCTTGCGCCGGGCGTACTGCCCCTCGGTGACGGTGAACTCGCCGTTCAGATAGACAGCGCCAGTCGAGCCACGCGTGGCATAGCCGCCGGTCCATCCCTGTGAAGCATCGTCGAACCCGCCCGGCCGGATGGTCAGCCGCACCTTGGCCAGCGTTCCTTTCGGGATGAGATTGGTATTGCTCTGCGCGTCGTTGAAATCGTTCCAGGACCCCATGGGGTGCCTCCTTCTGTGATCAGGATTGCGGGTGTTCGGGCGTGGCTGCCTCGATGGGCGGCTGATAGGTCAGCCGTTCGGTTGCCGGGGCGGCGGGTTTGCGGATCTTGGCCATCAGGCGGCCAAGGTGGGGTTCTTCGACCGGACCGAGGCGGCCGGAGCGGTCTTTGGCCGGAAAGCCCCAGGGGTTGATCGTCTGACAGACGAATGCGCGGTATGGATTGCCCCCTTCGGCCTTCAGCTCGGCCATGGTGATCACCTCATCGACGATCCCCGGCAGTTCCAGACCTGTCTTTGATCCGTCGATCTGCGGCTGAAAGACCTTGCGATTGAAGTCGTCCAGCTTCTCGTCGAGGATGCCGACGAACCAGACATTCTTGGCCCGCGTGTGCTGCAGATGCGTGAGCCAGGCGATCATCTCTCGGCCATGCAGCCCGTAAGCCCCGCGCACGTCCGGCTTGCCGGTCTTTTCCGACAGCGCCTCGGGCTGGCCCTTGCACCATTGAAAGCAGAGCCGCCCGGCCACCGTGATCGAGTCGACGAAGATTGTGTCGTAGTGATCGAGGGCGGCCGGGTCGCCGAACTTCTGGCAGACGGCAGCGTGGTGCGCCGGGCTGAAGGGTTGCTCGTCGCGCAGGCTGGGGTTTGCCCCACCAATGAACACTGCGAAATCCCGGCATTCCGCCCACGTGCGCGGTCGGATGCTGTCGCCGGGCCAGCCTTCGATGGCGAGATCGCCCGCTTCCAGATCCATGAACAGCGTGCGGGCGGGATCCAGCGTCCAAAGGAGGCTGGTCTTGCCGATGCCGGATTTGCCAAAGATGCAGCCCTTGATGCCGCGCGGTTCGGCCAGCCGCTGGTCGGCGGTGATGATGGGCAGGGTCACTGCGCACCCCCTTGCGGGAGGATCTCGACCTTCAGCGTGCCGGTCCGCACCGTACGAGCGGGCTCGAAGCCCTGACGGATGGCCTCGGGCCAGGCGACATAGTTGCGCTCCGGCACCTTGAAGCTGATCTCGACATATTCGGCGGGGTCATCCCCGGCGGCGCGGATGCGCTCGACCATGGCGGCCAGCCGATCCTGATCCCAATCAACCCGTTTCGGCAGATCGGCGACGACGGTGAAATCACCCTCATCAAAGCGCACCGTGCCGGTGTCCTTGCCAGAGGCGCTGCGCATTTCGGCGGCGCGGGTGGCAAACCGGACTTCCAACGCGGTGTTGAAGCGCGCGGTCACGGCCTTCATCTGCTTCGCGGCCGCGTCAATCTCGCGCTGCATGGCGGCCAGCAGGTCCACCGGAAGCAGGGCGATCTCACCCGTGGGCAGATTGATCAGCTCATCGATACCGGGTGTGTTGTCAGGGAAAGGCATTTCGGTCTCCGTATTGGGGGATGGGGATCAGGCGGCCTCGAGCAGGCGCACCGAAAGGGACGCACCGGCCTGGCGGGGCTTGCGCCGGGCGATGGCGATGTAGGCGAACTGGTCGGGCCCGATCCGGGCTTGCACGAGATGGACGAGGTCCTGTTCGGCAGCTCGCAGGGCGGCATCGGCGGTCCGACGCAGGGCTGAGCGGCGTTCGGGCGAAAGAGGCGAGGCTGAGCCGAAGGTGTCGACCGCGAGAAAGCCGCGATGATAGACCAGCGTCTCTCCGGGTTCGGCCTGAGCGATCCACGCCGAAAGCCCGATTTCATCGAGCGCCGGGCCGGACGCGCCGAAGATCGACACGACGCCTGTTGCGCGGATGGGGGTATGATGGGCCATCATGCCGCGCCCCGCTCGGCGGTGCTGCGGCGCTGGCGGGCCTGCTCATAGGCCAGCACATCCTCGAGACGGTAGACCACGCGTCCGCCGATCTTCAGGAAGGCCGGGCCATCGCCGGTCCAGCGCCACCGTTCAAGGGTGCGCGCCGAAATCGTCCAGCGCGCGGCAAGTTCAGTCTGGTTCAGGCAGGTTCTCGTCTGCATCGTCCGCTCCCGGTGTTCTGTTGGGAGGAAGATGCACGGTCCCGTGCGGGGATGTCGTCGGGATCAGAGTGGGATACGGCGGGGGATTGGCCGATGCGCTGCAATCATGGGATGAATCACGCGGCGGGGGATCGTCATCCTCCCCCATCCCCCTGCGCATCCCACGGCGGGGATCCTACGAGGGGCGACAGGGCAGGCTGGACTCAGAGTCCGGCGAGTCGATAGGCCCCGCGACCGTTCGACTCGATCAACAGTGGCCAGTCCTTCTTCGACTTGAAGATGTCAGACATCTTGAGACTGCGCGACCCCGCCTCCCCCAACACAGCCTTGCCGCTCTGCCACGGCTCACCTCGCTGTGCCGCCGCGTGCAGGATGCGCACCACCTGTGCCTGGATCGGCCCAAGCTGGAACTCATGTCCGTTGCAGCGGACGTGATGGTAGTCGGCGGAGGCGTGAAAGGCATTGGCCTGCTTCACTCCCGCCGCCCCGCGGAACCCGGATTTCGCCTCGAAACGATCACGTTCCTCGCGGCTTAGCACGAGATCGGGCTTGCGGATCGTGAGGGTCTCGCGCGATCCAAAGAAACAGGCATAGTCCGCCTTCGTGGTGCGGAACCGGGTGACGCTGACCTCGCCGATACGGAAAAGCTGGAAAACATCCTGGACATGCAGATCGAGGAGCCCGTTGAACGAGGACCGCTCAGAGGGGATCGAGTAGCACCGGCC